CGGAGCAATTGAACTGGCGATTGTGGACAATGAAGAATAAATGTGAAGGCGATGAAATGTTATTCATGCAAGAGTACCCAATCACACCTGAAGAGGCGTTCATCAGTTCTGGTAGACCCAAGTTTAGTATTCAATCACTCAAAAAATACCAAACTATCACACGTTCACCGGCAAAACGTGGATATTTACTAGAGAAAGATGGTAAAATAGAGTTAGTGGAAGATGCTAAAGGTTACATCTCAATCTGGCAAGAACCAGTTCCACAAAGGTTCTATTGTATAGGTGGTGACGTAGCAGAGGGACTGGCTCATGGAGACTATTCGTGTGCATATGTCGGAGACAGTGAAACATTTGACGTGGTAGCACGTTGGCATGGACATATTGACCCCGATTTGTACGGAATGGAACTTGTTAAACTAGCAAAATACTTCAACGATGCGTACCTTGGTGTTGAGAGTAACAATCACGGTCTCACAACACTATCTACGATCAAAAAGGAGGAATATTGGAACTTATTCTTCAGCAAATCATACGATAAGATTGCTGATACCCTTACCCAAAAGATAGGGTGGACAACAAGTGTAAGAACAAAACCTTTAATGATTGATAAGTTAGCGGAATTTGTACGAGAGCATTATTTAGGTATTTATGACGATCTACTAATCTCTGAAATGTTTACTTATATCATTGAGGATAATGGTAAGACGAACGCACAATCCGGTTGTCACGATGACACGGTTATGGCATTGGCAATACTGTTGCAACTCTTACTTGAGGGTAAAGGTGAACACTACACGCCAGAAATACCAATGGAACAGCGTCAACGTAAGTCAGAGTCCGGTGGTGAAATTATTGACCCACTATTTGAGGACACAAAAGATAATGAATTTAGTATCTAATGAGAGTAGGTGTATTGATGGCTTTTGGAATGAAAAAGAAAACAAATCAACAACAAGAACGTAACGATGCAGAAACACAATTAGCTAGTTATTGGAACTTTAAGTTTAAAGAAGCTATGGTAACAAAAGCACCGTACACGAAGGAATGGACAGAATATCTTGATGCGTATAAGGGTGATATTTTTAAAGATAAAACAAAGCCCGACTACAAGAGTGATTTAATTAGTAACTATATTTTTTCTATCATTGAAACAATACGTCCTATTATGTTAGACAATGACCCTAAGTTCCAAGCACTGCCACGCCATCCAGATGGGATGCCTTTCAGTACGGATTTACAAGAGGCGTTCTCTTACGAGTGGGATAGGGAAAAGATGAATGTAAAACTGTACAAAGAACTTATTACAACTCTTGTTGTAGGTACAGCAGTGTCGTTTTTACCATGGGATAGTGTTGACAAGAATGTAAAAGCGATTATGGTGAGTCCGTTTAATATATTTCCTGACCCACTTGCAACAACCGTAGATGACGCTGAACATATGATTTACGCATCATATAGAAATGCAGAACGTCTGCGTAGAAAGTTCCCGATGAAAGCTAGTTTACTGCAAGGTGGTTCGATCAATTATAGTGAATTAGTTCACGATAACAACAAAGGCTCTAACGTTAATAACCAAGTTCTTGTAATCGAGGTGTGGACACGTGACTATGAAACGTTTGAAGAAGATACTGAAGGTACTCGTAAACAAAAATACCCCAACGGACGTGTTATCGTTATATGTCCAGAATTAGGACTTGTTTTAAGTGATAAGCCTAATCCGTATAAAGATGGTAAGTTTCCATTCTTACTAATGAAAGATTATGATATTCCCGGTAAGTTTTGGGGTAATGGTGAAGTGGCTCAGCTTATGAGTCCTCAAAAGAACATGAATGAGTTAAACAATGCTATCTTAGATAGTGCAAAACTCACAGCTAACTCTCCTTGGATTATTGATAAGAATAGTGGTGTTGGTTACGGTAAGATTACCTCACGTCAAGGACTTGTTATACGTAAGAACCCGGGAAGTGAAGTAAGACGTGAGCAACCTGCTATGATGCCAAACTACGTGTTGAATACGGTTCAAACGTATAAAGAAGATATGGAACAAATCAGTGGTGTGTTTGACTCGTTGAAGGGTAACTCTGAAACCGGTGTTTACACTGCACAGGGTATATTAGCACTTCAAGAAGCAGGTCAAGCTCGTATCAGACTGAAGGTTAAACTGATGGAAAGTTTCTTAGGTGAAATGGCTACAATGTGGTATTCACGTATGAAGCAATTCTGGCAGGATAGTCGTTGGATAAGAATTATTAAAGCTGATGGTTCTTATGATTTTACTGAATTCACACGTGAAGCGTTTGGTCAAGACTATGATATTAAAATCATGGCAGGCTCGACAATGCCGGTAAATAGAGGTGCGATGCTTGACCTTATGATTAGACTTGCACAGACTCAAATGCCTGATGGTCAGACTATTGTTGATAGAGAAGCAGTTGCAGAATATCTTCCAAGTGAAGTAAAGAGTGCAGTATTATCTCGTATGAAAGATAAATCAACAGCAATGGAGCAACAGATCGCTGAACTTACCCAAATGGCACAACAATTAGGTGAGCAATTACAACAAGTAGCAGAGCAGTCTAATCAAGCTGATGAACAAACTGATGGTATCTTAGAAGAGATTTCTAAGGCAATTGAAACTGTCAACAAGAAAATTTTACAACTTGAAAAGGAACATGATAGAATAGAGGAAGAAAGTAAGAAAGAAACCGAAAAAGCCCAAATCAGGACGAAATCATACAATGAGGGATATACTGATGCAGAAAGTCTAGTAAACTCTGAAACTGGTGAACAAGGAATGCAAGACATGTCTCAACCGGCAACTCAACCGATGCAACCAAGTGGTGCAGGCGAGGGATTAGGTACAGGATTACCTGATGACATGATGGAAGGACTTGAAGCACTTAGTGACGATGAGTTAGAACTTCTCATGAAGAAAAACCCCAATATCGGAGAACTACTCAAATAAGGAACAATCTGATGTGAAATTCTACGGAACAACTCACATACGGAACTCCAAGGAGGAAACTAAATGAATATCGAAGAATATCGTGCAATGAAAGCTGAACAGGAAAGGGCGAAAACAGATGCACAAGTTCAACGTACCGACACTGCAACGACTAAAACGGAGCAGACAAGCGATGGTAGCGTCAGCACGACAGCTAATGAAACAGACCAACCAAGCGGAACTAGCCAGACTCAAGACGCATCCACAGAGAAGGTAGTTGACCCTGTAAAGCCACAAATAATTGAGATTGATGGTAAGGAAGTTTCCATTGATGAGTTGAAAAGCGGTTACTTACGCCAATCAGATTACACTCGTAAAACGCAAGAGGCTAAGCGAAAGGAACAACAAGCTGAGCAAGGTCTTAAATTGCTTGAGCAGTTGCAATCAAACCCGGAACTAGCACAAGAACTAAGCGGTAAAATCGACGCTCCATACTTAGACCCTCAGAAGGCTCAGTTCAAAGAGTTAGAGGATAAGTATTATGATTTATACATTCAGAACGAAATGCGTAGTCTGCATGATAAATATGGAGACTTCAAAGAAGATGAAGTGTTAAACATTGCAATGAATGAACGTATTGAAAACTTAGACACAGCATTTCATGTAATGAAGTCTCGTAAGGGTGGTGGTGAGGATAAGACAACTCAGCTAAACCTAGATGATATTAAGACTCAGCTACGTCAGGAAATTCTTGCTGATTTGAAATCTCAACAAGATGCTAATGTAGATACAGGCACAATCATTCAAGCAGGTGGAGATACTTCACCAGTACACAATTCAACGCCTCAACTGAGTTCACAAGAACTTAAAGTCGCTAGGATGATGGGCATGGAAACAACTGAGTATGCAAAATGGCGAGACATAACTAAAAAGAAAAACTAGATAAAAGGGGAATGACAAATGGAAAAATTGCTTTTTAACTTACAGTTGCACAATGATGCGACTGACACATTTAACTATACTGACGCAGATCGTGATAACGAAGTAAACTTTGGTAAATTACTAGAGCCGGGATTACGTAAAATCTTCTTTGAAACATATGATGAGATTGCGGAACAGTATACAAAGATTTATAAAGTTCACACATCAACAAAAGCACGAGAGCACGATTGGGGTATGGGTGCATTCGGTGACTGGACAAAACGTGCATCGCAATTTGATACAGTTGCTTATGAGACACTATCTCCGGGCTTAGATCGTACTTACATTCATGAGGCATTTACACAAGGTTTTAAAGTTACTCGTGAATTATACGATGATGAGCAATACCGTCAAATGGAGAAAATGCCTAAAGCTATGGCTCGTTCGGGTCGTGCTAAGGTAGAGAAGGATGCAATGATACCGTTACTTAATGGTTTCGCTGACGTTGCTTTAGCTCCTGAAAAAGCTATCTATGATGGAAAAGCTCTTTTCGCAGTTGACCATCCGTTACTAGACTCTACTTCTACTGTTTCTAACTTGATAGCAGGTGCACTTAGTGAAGCAACATTAAAGACTGCTTTAAAATTAATGCGTGAGCAATTAGATGAAGCCGGCAACTTGATTCAATTCAAGGCAACGAAGCTAATCGTCCCTCCTGCATTAGAGGATACTGCAATCCGTATTACACAATCAACACAAATCTCAGGCGGTCAGTTAAATGACACGAACAAATTCTTGAACAGTCATGGTCTCGAAATTATCGTTATGGACTACTTATCATTAGCATCAGGCGGTAGCGATACTCAATGGTTCTTACAAGATGGTTCACGTCACGAGTTGAACTTCTTCTGGAGAATTCGTCCTGAGTTCAAATGGGACGAGTCGTTCGATGACTTTGTTGCTAAGTACCGTGGTTACATGAGATATTCTATGGGTGTCTCTGACTTCCGTGGTATGATCGGTTCTACTGGACTATAATTAACACATAAGGGGTGGGGGCATAAAACCCTCGCCTCTTTTATTTAGAAAGGCGGTGATAGTAGTATGAACCTATTAGATTTAGAAAAGCGAGTTCGCGCTCATGCACGTGACTTTAACAATACAATCTTCCGTAAGACTGACATTGTGCTATTTATTAATGAGGGAATAGATCGTTTTGCACAAGTTATCCCTGAGTTATCTAATGTACCTTACTTGATTATAGATACTGATGATGTAAAAGTTATTCCAAAGGCTTATATACATTTACTTGCGAACTACACAACTTCACGCTTGTTTAATCAAGATGAAAGACACTATGAAGCAACAACTCTAATGAATGAATTTGAGTTAAAACTTGAAGAGTTCAAAGAAAAGGTTCGTGATGATAAGATTGTACTTCTTGACTATGAGACAGGTGAGCCGATTGAAGAGGTGAGTAAGGAAGATTATGTTTTTGATAATTATTTCTTCAGCACTGGTGATACTAGTGACCCTGACGACGGAGTGGAGGGTATTTAATAATGGCATTTGTACAAAATGTAACACCACCGCAAAATCAAAAGCAAGAGTTTACTCTTAATAGTTTTGTAGGGGGTTTAAATAATCGTTCTATTCACATTGAGGATAATGAAGCATCTGAGCTTTTAAATATGAAGTTTCTCCATACCACTGCACTTGAAAAGCGTGAAGGATATGAGCACGTAGATGAACTTGTGCTACCACTTCCAATCACACATGTTAGTATGTTTAAGCCATACACAGATGAGAACGAAATAGTACGTGCTACTGATGAAGAAGTATATATTGGAACTGTATTGGTTCAGACAGTGATTGGAACTATTGATACGGTCAACTACCAAGGAAAGCTATTCTTCTGTGATGGGGATACTTTATATGCTTATGGCGACTTCACAACAGTAACGAGCACATACGTACAAATCGTTGGTTCTCATCCCGGAGTGAGTGCTACTTTGAAAGTAGTTAATCCTCCAACGGATTTTGTACCACTTGAGGAAGTACACGTTAGAGGTGTAACGGTTTACAATTACACCAATGGAACTGTTCACTATGAGCCATGTTTAAATGAGTTAAATGATGCGTATTTAAACAGTAATTTACTTCCTGAGCATCCACGTTTTATTGTGGTTCACAAAGGAAGATTATTCGTATCAGGTGATAAAAAAGATGATGATAATGTTTTCATGACTAACGTATCAAATCCATTCTACTTTGCAGTATCCTTGCCACTTCAATTACCGCCAAATTCTGATATGGTACGAGGCATGATAGTATTTGATGATAACGTGTTAATAGGGCGTGAATATGACTTATATCGCATCACAGGTGAAACAAGCAATCCCGCACTTGGGTTTGAGTTATTCTCGTTGCGTAAGATTAATTCCCATACAGGTTTTGCGAATAACAGAGCGATTGACATTGCACATAGCTATTTACTCTTCTTGGGAAGCGATGGTGTGGCTTACTCGTTAAGCACCGTGCAAATGGATAATAGATTATTGTCAACACAAATTCTTAGTAAGCAAATTGATTTGTTCCTAACACCGATCTCCATTCAAAAGTCTGAAATTACTAATGCGTCTGCATGTTTTGATACAGAGAATTGGTATTTGAATGTGGGTGATATAACACTGGTATATAGCTACCGACACCGTGCGTGGACAACGTATGATGGCGTTGATATGCACGCTCAGCTTTATGATAACGATGAAATCATATGGGGCAGACGTGATGGACGCTTAGCAAGGTTTTCTACGGAGTACACAGATAATGGAGCACCAATTTATGCGTACTGGCAAAGTAAGTTATTCACGATGGACAGTGCAACACGCTACAAGCAGTTTCGTGAATTCTACATTGTGGCTCATGCGTTTGACGATACTGACTCTGAAATGCGTGTAACGTTTGAACTTGACCATGCAGATATGCGTGGGACAATGGTTATTGAAAATAAGCTATCTGTTTGGGGTAAGAGTAAATTTGGTGATCGTTTTGTTGATAGGAATATCAATGCAAGTTTACCGTTTATGATTGGACGTAGAGCACGTAGTATGCGTATTCGTTTTGCAAGTGGTTACAGGGTTTCCGGTACAGTAGCGTTAGTATCTGACTTAGACAGTGTGAGTGGTAAATTGAATTACGTGACGTATTATGTCACAGAGACAGCTTCATATCATTATTACTTGGATGGTGTTTGGACTAACCTATCAAGTAATGAAATCAAACAACCGTTACGTGTTTACGAGATTAACGGTGAATACAAAATCAAAGGAAAGAGGTAGATACTCATGCCAGTTCTTAATTTTAACGTAACTTATCCTGATTTCCAATTAGGTCAAACAATGAACCCTGACGAATTTGATATAAACTTTTCTGATTTGGTCATTCGTTGTAATCAACTTATTGACATTGTTAATTTACTTGAAATAGACGTTGCCACACTGAAAACCGACATTGCTACACTTCAGATAAATTACACAACACTTGAGGCACGTGTGACAACACTTGAGACCGTATAGTGATAAAACAATATTGGGTATAGGAGGGTATTTATGAGCATTGTAAATGTAAACAGAGCACGTATTGAACAATTAAATAAAGAGATTGATATTCTCCAAGGTGAGGTATTGTCACTTCAAGGAAACTTTGATACGTATGAGCCAATTATTAGTGATACAAACTTTGAAAATATCATCCCTCCTATTCCTACTAATCTAGTTGCAAGTGGGATATTTCGTATTATTCAAGTGTCGTGGGCATACAATAGCTTGTCCTACATGGCTGAGTACGAAATATACGCATCAATGAATGCAGGTTTTACTCCTATTGATAGTGATTTGATATGGAGGGGTCTTGGAGGTGGATATTCACATCAAGCAAGTCTTGGACAGACGTGGTACTTCCGAATACGTGCTGTCAACAAGCATGGTGAAAAGTCCGGCTTTAGTGCAGAAGCAAGTGCTAGTACCGTTGATATTAGTGGTTTTGAAATAGAAGAGACTTACCAAATTGATACGATTAAATACGCTAATCAATATACTGATGAGCGTGAAATTGAGATTATGAGTAGTGTTGCAGGTAAGCTAGATGCTCAAATTTACTATGATAATATTGTTTTAAAAGCTGACCAACTAACTGTTGATGAAGAGTTTAATTTGGTAGAGCAAGAAATGGCTGATAAAGCATACACTGTTAATGTGAATGCAGGGCTTGCATTACGTGAACTTAACATTGTCCGAGATATAATTGCACCAACTAACGTGGAACAACTTTGGTTAGACACCTCAGTTACACCTAATATACTCAAACAACACAATGGTATAACATGGGTTAAGGCAACACCAACTGATGCAGGAGAGGTTGGTGCATATACCAAGTCTGAAACAGACACAGCGTTAGATGCAAAAGCTAGTCAAACTGATTTTGATACACTTACTGGTAGGGTTTCAAATGCTGAAACGTCAATTACTCAAAACGCTAATGAAATTGTTTTACGTGCAACACAAACAGAATTAGACACACTAACTGGTCGTGTTGGAAGTGCAGAAACATCTATCACGCAGAACGCTGATGAGATTGTTTTACGTGCAACACAAACAACAGTGAGCGCATTAGACACACGTATTGGTACTGCTGAGTCTAACATCACTGCTAATGCTGGTGAGATTGCCTTAAAGGTAAGTCAAATTGATTTTAACTCTTTATCTGATAATGTTACAACAAACAACTCTAGCATTACACAAAATGCAGATAACATTGCGTTAAAAGTAAGCCAAACCACATATGACACAGACATTAATGATGCGGCAAGCGGTCTTATTGCACGTATGAGTAGTGCTGAAACGTCAATTACGCAGAACGCTGATGGTATTGTGTTAAAAGCTAATCAAACAGAACTAGATACACGTATGGGTAATGTGGTTAATCGTTTAGATACTGCTGAAGCAAGTATTACCGTAAATAGTGGCGATATCACATCAAAGGTTGAGAGTACCACTTATAACAATGGTATGACTGGTGTAAACAGTGATATTGATGCGATAGATACACGTGTTACAACTGCTGAAACGTCTATCATACAGAACGCAAGTGATATTACGCTAAGAGCAACTACATCAGCGTTGGACACTACTAATGGTCGCCTCTCTACTGCTGAGGGTAGTATTATTGTAAACAGCGATAATATTGACTTAAAGGTAGCAAAAGATGGTATTATAAGTAGCATCAATTTAAGTCCTGAATTGCTTCAGATTGATGTGGCACAAGTTAATATTAATGGTGATTTAGTTGTTACAAATGGTCTTACACGCTTAAAAGATTTAATAGTGGATAGTGTTCACATCAAAGATGGTGCGATTATTGAGCGTATGGTAAGCGATACTGTCATTGCAAACGTGATAAACGCAGGAACGGCGAACATAGACTTTGCACGTATCTCAAGTGTTGTAATTACAGATGCAATGATAACTGGTATGTTAGATGCAAATAAAGTTTCCATTGGGGCAGGTACAACATTTGCAAACGGGTTTGACCCGACCACAAAAGAGAAGATAATAACAACGCAAGCAACTGCACCCTCAACCCCTATTGTTGGTGATAAATGGGTAGATACATCTTTAATTCCTAACCAAATGAAGTTATTTGATGGAACAAACTGGAATGCTATAAAAGGCGATCAAGGCATTCAAGGTATCCAAGGGAACACTGGGTCTCAAGGGTTGCAAGGTATTCAAGGGGTAGATGGCACTCAAGGGATACAAGGCGTTACTGGAACAAATGGCTTAACAGCATACACGCATATTGCGTATGCTACTAGTTTAGATGGAACTATTAACTTTAGTACGTCTGACTCAATTGGCAAGACATATATCGGTATGTATACAGACCATACTTCTGCTGATGCGACGACGCCTGCTACTTACAATTGGAGTTTAATCAAGGGTGCTGATGGAAGCCAAGGTATCCAAGGTGTTACTGGGTCTGATGGACAAACTAGTTATCTTCATATCGCATATGCAACAAGTAGCGACGGCTCATTTGAGTTCTCGACTACTGTAAGTACAGGTAAGACCTATATTGGGCAGTATACCGATTTTACAAGTTCTGACTCTGTAAGTTATACAGCATACTCTTGGACTCTTATCAAGGGTGACACAGGAGCTACTGGACCTCAAGGACCACAGGGATTGCAAGGTATTCAGGGTATCCAAGGTCTAGAAGGTGACCAAGGAGTACAAGGTCCTATAGGGGCTAATGGGTTGAACAGTTATACTCATATTGCTTATGCTACAAATATAACAGGTACTACGGGCTTCTCAGTGTCAGACTCTGTGAATAAAACATACATTGGTATCTATGTAGATAATACAGCTACCGACAGTACTGACCCAGCGTTATATGCTTGGACACTCATCAAAGGTCAAGACGGCACTCAAGGACTACCTGGGGTTAAGGGAGATGATGGACTTACTCCATATTTCCATACTGCTTGGGCTAACAACGCAACAGGCACTAGTGGATTTAGCACAACAGTCAGCACTGATAAACTATATTTGGGAGTATATACTGACAATACTTCGGCTGACTCGACTAATGCCGCTTTATACTCTTGGTCTTTAATTAAGGGAGCTACGGGAGAGCAAGGTCCTATAGGGATAACTGGGTCACAAGGATTACAGGGCATTCAGGGTAATACAGGTAATCAAGGTATTCAAGGTCCAGTAGGTAGTAATGGCTTAACTGCATATACGCATATTGCGTATGCTACTAACAGTACAGGATCGACTGGTTTTAGTACTAGTAATCCAGCAGGAGCAACTTATATTGGTATGTATACTGACCACGTAGCCGCTGATAGCAATACTCCGTCTATGTATAATTGGAGTTTGATTAAGGGTGCAGACGGGTCGCAAGGTATAGCTGGTCCTACTGGAACTAATGGTCAAACAAGTTATTTACACATTGCGTATGCTACTAGTAGTAATGGTGCTAGTGGTTTTAGTACAGCTGTGTCCACAGGTAAAACTTATATCGGACAATATACAGATTTTGTTTCAGCTGACTCTTCTTCATACACTAGTTACTCTTGGTCTTTGATTAAAGGCGATACAGGAAATACGGGAGCTACTGGGTCACAAGGAACACAAGGCGTTACTGGGTCACAAGGAGTTAAGGGCGACACCGGTGCAAACGGTGTAACTTATTATACTTGGATTAAATATGCAGACACACCAACAACTGGAATGAGCGACTCACCTACTGGCAAGACTTATATCGGTATAGCGGTTAACCAAACAGCATCCACAGAAAGCACAACGTATAGTCTTTATGTTTGGTCACTAATAAAGGGTGAAACTGGGGCTACTGGTTCGCAAGGAATACAAGGTGTTACTGGGTCTGATGGGCAAATACAATACACTTGGCTTAAATATGCAACAACTCCAACCACAGGTATGTCGGATTTACCTACTGGAAAGATATATATGGGGTTAGCGTATAATAAGACCACTGCCA